GAAGCCGGGGAAGTTGGCATACATACCTGCGTCAAGCAATTCACGCCAAACAGCGGTCAAAGCATTTGTAGTATTACCCAAAATCTGTAATAGGCCCATGCCATAGAATTTAAGGCCCGGCACAAAATCGTACTTAACGAAATGCGTACGCGCTTCAGGTAATTCCTGATCTTCTTCATCATAATTTCTAACAATATTAAGGACTTGCTTAGATGATACGTCGATCGTTACACGGTACGGAACTTCCAAACCGGATGCTTCTCCGTCAATCTGATGCTCGTAGCCTTCAATGTTTAATTCGCAGTAGCATTCATATATTTCGCGGTCCCGATCTTCAGCAATGTTGATGTCATCTTGGGTGCCTTGGATTGCGTTCTTTTCTTTTTGAACGGCGTCAAGTTCCTTCTGCTTGGCTTGTCCCAAATCGATGTCACGGTAGGCACCAATAATCTGCATCCGTTTGACAACCGAAGGACGCATAGAGATTCGATGGGTAATACGCCGAGCATTTGAAAGGTCCGTGGCTTCATTGTTGACGATTAAATCGTCCGCATCCACAGTTTCGGAAACGGGACGATTGCGTAGGGGGCAGTAATAGACCTTTTTAAAGGCCGAACCGCCAAACCCTAGCATAAAAAGCATCTTATCCGTGTCAGGATAGTACTCTTTAGCCGTCGCCGTCAAATAATGATTGAAGTCTTTTTCCAAATATTCTGCTTGCAAATCAAGTTCAGGTGAACCTGAGTTGCTGTCTACTCTTACCTTGACTGGTCCGTCAGTGGGCAGAAGTTCTGACCGCGCATTCGCCTGAAAACGCAATACGGATTCCAGCAAGAGCGGGTGGCGGATACGGGACATTCCCTCAACAGGTGCGCCATCGGCCGTGCCTTGCTGACCCGGAATTTCAATTTTAAGGCCCAGTAGTCGTAGACCCTGTGCGCGGTCTTCAATCCACTCTTTGCGGCTGTCGATATCTTCCTCAATACCCTTAATAAGCTGCTGAGCAATCTCAGAAAGCGTATTTTCATCCATTTCTTCAGCAAGGTTTTCATACCAGCCTTCGGTTTTCTTCTTTTTGCCAGATTGAATAGGGCGCCCATCAAGGGAAACGCTAATAGAACCGTCGCCGTGGTCAATACGGAGAACATTGCCATCAACGTCCATTTCTGGCTGATCAGCATCTGGGTCTGCATCCATCACCACAATAGTATCTTGGCCTTCGCCAAGGGGCAAATCTTGCTGATCTTGGTCAAGCCGAATGTTGGGAACTAATCCGGGCGTCAAAGCCATGTGCTGTATCCTGTTGGAATATTCGGCACACTATAGGCTAATTATGCTTTATTCGCAAATGGATCAGCTTCTTCTTTGTCATCATAATCAAGGTCGGGTTTTTCCAGTGCCTCAATCATGCGCAAAAGTTCTAGCCGCAAATCGTCTTTGGTGTCGCCCCAAGGACTTACCGCATTGGCTGTCATGCCTTGAACATTACCGTCATTATCGTAAAAAACCTCGTGAATGGCGTATCCAACGTCTGGATCGCCAAACAAATTGCGGGTTTCGTACTTAATGACCCTGTGATTCCATGTCATCATTTTGCGTCTCCTTTAAAGACGCTTGTTTATTTACACCGTATGCAACTTATCGTCAAGTGAGTCGGCTAAAGCCTTGATTAAGTTAACCGCAATACTTCGTTTCATGCGGAATTGATGAAATTTAGTGTCAATAACTAATGACAAACGGATGTAGCCGTCGCCATTATCTTTGGCGACGACTGTTTGTACTTCCGGAAGCTTCTTTTCTTCAGTCATGGGCCGACCATCCCGCAACACCCGTATTCTTCACTATATTCCCATTCTTTGGTTTCCTCATTTTCCCATGAGGCCCAACGCCATGCGGCGCAATAATCTCCAACGCATGGTTTGCCAAGAATCTGTCCTTCAATGACTATCTCTTTGCCTGGGATACCGTTTCCCCGACCAAAGGGACAGATCACTTTGGACATTTCCTCTGGCGTCATAAAATGCGGGTTGTCGGCCATATCTTACGGCTCCGGTGGTAAAAAACCAGCAGGTTCGCCAGTTTCGTTGTCAAGAAGTTCTACTTCAAATACGCGATCTGACGGTAAATACACCACCAATACACCCTCTGGGTATGGGTTATCTTCCGTTTTTTCCCCATCACGAATAAAGGAAATTGAACCATTTTCCGTATAACAGCGATCGGCCCTAATGTAGAGATGATCTACGCCAGAGTTATCGTACTTATTAAGCGTTACTTGCCATGCATATTTAGACATCTTTATCTCCTTATACGGGGTACAACGGCAGGTTTTCTCTTGCGCCGCTCCAAGTATTATTTGCCGCCAACTCAGCCGTTCGTTCTGCTCCACGCTGCAACATCCCTGTGCCGCGCAACCAGTTTAAAGCCTGAGTTACCGTGTCGTGCAAGTCATCGTGTTTACCCTTTGGAAATGTAGCGCATTGCGCCACAACCATTTCGGCCCAAACTTTGAACACCTCGCCAGAGGGGTCTGTCGGGGCCATTACCATGCCTTCCGAAAACAAATGCTGGATGGCATAGGTTCTTGCTACTTTGTCTAGACCTTTGGGATCAATAAGTCTGACACCGTAATTTTCATATCCAAATAACCGACGCAGTTCTTGGCTAACGGATATACCAGAAGCTTTATTTTCAATTAAAAGATAGTCAATTTTCCATTCTTTTGCCGATGCGCCAATCTTTTGCACAAGTTCATGCAGTTCCATACGGCCTTGCCAAGAGTGCATAAGTATAGCTTTGGGGACATCAGCTTCACGTTCTTCAAAGGAAATACGTTGGGAAATTCCCATCATATCATTTCCAATCACACCAGATGTCGTACCCGAATCACGGAATACGCCCCACACCGTACAAGCTGAAAAGTCGCCTTCAAATTCTTTTGCGCCAAAGGCTGTATCGACAGAAGCAATAACAATTTCTAGATTGTGGGGAAACTTTTCCTTCGTCCACTCGCCCCACCATTCGCGTTTAATAATACCACCACCCGCAGGTTCCGGCCTTTGTTGTAGCTGACCGGCCGCCGCATATGGCCCCAGTGTTTTCTCCAGTAGTGTAACCTCTGTATCTCCAAATCGTTCAGGCCAAAGCAACTGACCTTCTTCAGTCCGTTCATCAGTCCAGACAATTGGTTCGCCGTCATTAAACTCTGCGGGTACAAGTACATTGTAGGTTCTCCGTGCCACTTCAAACCGCATGGGCAGACAAAGATGCGTCCAATCACCAATGTCCTTGGATAAAATATGCCCTGTAATATCGTTTTCGGAAAGCCTCTGCTGAATGACGATCTTAACGCCGCGTTTAGGATCGTTAAGACGGGTGGACCACGCCATATCCCACCACTCAATGGTAGACGCAACAATAGCTTCCGAATTAGCTTCCTGCGCGTTGTTGGGATCGTCGGCAATCAAATAGTTACCGCCAAGACCCGTAGTAGCTGATCCAACCGACACCGTATTTCGTATACCGTTTTTGTCATTTTGAAAGCGTGTTTTGGTGTTTTGATCACCAACAAGCTTGAACCTGTCGCCCCAAAGCGTCTGATACCACTTGCTTTCAATAAGTCGGCGGCACTTTACCGAATCTTGGACGGACAACCCCATAGCATATGAACTGTGCAGGAACTGCATACCAGGCCCAGAGGATGGGGAATTTATGCTTTGCGCCCATACCCATGCTGGGAACATAGTCCCAGTAATGGTAGATTTTGAGAATCTAGGCGGCACGTTTATGATTAAATTCCTAATATGCCCGTCTGCACATGCTTGTAAATGTTCACAAATAGCTTGAAGCGCAAAACCTCCTTCAGCAAAGGGCGCAGAGTCAATTTCACGCCACGCCCTCTCTGTAAACGCATACAAGCTTTCTTCATAATCAGCGGCCTTTAACTGGCGGTACATATCCCGCCGTTGGCCCTCTGTCATGTTTTCCAAGTCAAATTTCATGTACCGTCATTTCAATTTTAGGTCGAAGTTCCTTTAGCCGCTTTATAGCATTATCTGGGTATGCACGGCTAATATGCATGATTGAGTTGATTTGTTCTACAGTTTTGCGCCGTTTTATGTATTTACTTAAGTCGTAACTAACCAATTCTTGCTCAATTCCGCGCATGATACTGGTTGTTTTGTAAACTGCTGACACAACCTTATCATGCTCAGGTTCGTCTATACCGGATGCCTCAATCATTGCTTGGGCAGCTTTTTCAGCTTGAGTTAGCGGAATTCCCGCCGCTTTAGGTTTGGGCCGCATATTAAACTCGTTAAGATAATCCATAACAAGATCATTTAACGTAAGTATAGCTTCAATACCAACCATTTCATGTTTCATTTTATCACCTTTAATCTAACCTTTGTTTCAAACTTTTTAGATTTTTCTATAGCCGCGTTAGCTATATCTTTGCTATCCGCGTTATATTGCGCATGAGATATTTTAGACAAAGCCTCATGCATTTGCCGGGCATCATCCATCATCTCATGGATAAAGTCCGCCACGTTATCAAGTCCAGCGTATCTACATTGTAGACACAAATCCCAGTAGTCAGGCCAATGTTTCGTCATCATCACCGCCTAACAATTCGCGCATATCCAGCCAAAGTTCCACAAACTTATCGCGCAAATTTTCATATTGCCGTATTTCTGCAAGATACTCATCAATCAAATCAGCGGCTTGCCACTCAAGCGTTGTTTCTTTAGGCCACGTTGAAATGCCCGTTTTAGGGTCACGTTCAGCATGTTCACATTCTTCAGCTTGTTGGCGCAAAGCTTTTTTAATGTCGCTTGGAAAAACATACTTTGGCGGGTGCGGTTTAAACTTACCATTTGCCACAGCTTCCTTAGCTTGTTCCAAAAGCCATTGGTCATACCATTCTTGAATCTTACCCATTATTTTATCCTAACTGTTGTTGACAAAACGACCATCCACCACAACGCTTCAGCGTGGTAGTCAATGAAATCTAGTA